TTATAAAGTTAAGTTGCATTTTAAAATTGCCATTTATATATTAAGATCCAAATCATCTAAGTCTACTTGCTTACTCTTACGTCTTTGACGTCCTCGTGCGCTTTTAACTCTTTCTTCATTTCTAGATATTCTATCTCGTAATGACTTAGCATTTGATGTTCTAGCTTTTGTTTCTACCAATTTTGATAAATCAAAACCTTTGAACATTAAATAATCAATAGCGAGCTTAGTTTCCATCTCTGCTTCAGAGTGATCTAAATCTCGTTGTGTGCGACCATCTCTAGTCACAGGATTTGAGATATAGTCAAAAAACTTTGACTTCTCTCTATTTGGAATAGAAATACCTGCAAAATCATCAGTACTATCGATGGCTTCATACACACCATTCCAAAATTCTTCTTGCTGTTCTTCCATTTGAGCTCTTTGTTGTTTCTGCTGTTCAACCAGTTGACTTCTGGATTGTTCTTGCATCTTACCTAGAGCTGTTCTAGCAGCTTCAGCTTTCTGGTATAATTTACCAGTATCTTCATAGTCAGTCAGTAGCTCATTTATAAAGTTCTGATCATGCCCTTTTGTTGCAAAGTAATCAGATAAAATAGCTTTTTGACTTCTTGTGTCATCTTCTTCAAAACTTACCTGGTTGTAATCTAACTGTGGATCATATGCTTGCATAAAATCTCTAGACTCACCACCATTAAGAACGTATTCTAGATGTCTTTGTACTAATGGGAAGTTCTCAAATAAATTATTTAGTTGATCTTCCGCTATCTGTTGTCCGACATCTTGTGTCATTGCTAAGAGACCTTCTTCAGTGTCATCATACTCATCGTCAGTCTCAAAGCCTAACTTGTCTAGTATTGAAGAAACTACTGTAGAAGCAACAGGTTCTCTGTCATCATCTTCTTCTTCATCATCATCTTCATACTCTTCGTCTTCCTCGTAGTCCTCATCTTCCTCGTCTTCATATTCCTCTTCTTCTTCTTCAACTTCTTCTACGTCTTCAGACTCTTCTAACTCTTCTGCATCCGCGTCAAGCTCTTCAGCTTCTGCACTTGGTTTTTCTATTGCAAGATCTTCTGCTACTTCTGAGCTTTCTGATCCGCCACCTGTAATTACATCGTCAAATGAAATATCATCCAAACCGATGCCTTCTTCTTCTCCTGGTTCTATCATAATCTATATATTAATTTTTTACAAAAATAATTAAATATGCAAGTAATATCACATACATATAAGTTTTTGGATATGTCTTTATTATATATCACTTACGTTTCTTTTTTCTAAATTTCTTTCTATACCCTCCATATCTATTTCCGGCAATAAGCCCATCTTTACGTACAAATTGTTTATCTTTCTCCATGAAAGGAGTTAGTGCCTCTTTAAGCGTACTCATTCCTTTCTTAGTAGTCTCTGGCGCAGATTCAAGTATGTTAGTGTCTGTAGCTTTATTAAGAAGTTTAGTCCCATATTTAAGTAAAGGATTTTTATCACCCGCCAAAGCTAAAGTTCTTAAAGCCGCACTATCATAATCTTTATCATATAAGTCTTTACCTATCTTAAATGAGTCTTTAACAATTGCTAGTTGAGGAGCAATATCTGTAGTTTTCTTTATAGCTTGAAGTCTGTTGTCAATATTCCCTTCACCTTTAGATTCAGTAATTACTTGTTTACCTAGAGTTTGATATACTTGTGGAACTGCTATACCTTTCATTGTATTATATGTTCCTGATAATAAACTCCCTGTTTTTGATTTAGCAGTTTGCATTAAAGTTTGACCAGCAGGAGATTTACTCATAAGATTAGTAAAATCTGTTGCAGCCTTGGTTCCATACCTTTTCATAGGAGCTATTAACTTTTGGGCAGTCGGTTTTAATATATTTGTATAAGCAGATTGTGAACCTGATCTTACTAACTGTTGACCTGCATATCCTAGCCCTAACTCTGCCCCTACAATTCCAGCAGTCGGTAACCCTAAAGTTGCTAAAGCAACCTTTTCTCTACCGCTCTGTTGAACACCTCGTATTACAGGATTAACTTCTTGTGAATATGCTGCGGATTCTAAGGTAGAAGGACCTGAGCCTCTCTCTGCTTCAATCTCTACCTCTGGAAGCATTTGCGCATGAAAAGTTACATCTCCCTGATCGTCATATGAAGTAGTAGCTACCTTACCTTGTTTATATGCTTTGTTATATTCTTTAGTTCCATATGTAACATAATCCATGTCTAATGGAGTAACTTTGTCATTACCACCTTCTTGAAACTTCTGTGGATATTGCTTAGATCTATATCCGCCTTTTTGTTTTATTGTATTATCGTAAGGGTCATCTGTTTTATCTTTATCGTTGTAGTATACTCTACCGTATACTTCTGGCGCATCCATTCCAAAAAATCCTAAAGTTTTTTCATAAGCTTTCTTTAAACTTTTCTGTGTCTTTCCTGAAGGAAGATAGTCAAAAGGATTAAAATCCCATTTATCATAGTATGAAACATATTTACCTTTTTCATCTTCACCCTTCGACAATGTATATTGTCCTAAAACGCCACCCCTCCCACGAGGTATCATCTTCTCATCTCCAAAATATTTCTTATCTATCTCGGAAACAGTACGCCACTTCAAATCTTTTTTTATTAGCTCTTCAGTTTCTGGTGAAGTATAATAAGTTACATCATCATCTTTAGCTATTGAAGGCTTATATTTAGATTCTGGTACGCTATTATATTTTTGATCTTGTCCCATGTGCAGTTGTAACAAGTCTGTTCTTTCTTGCAAATATTCAGGATCTTCTTTAGTAAATGTTCTTTCATCACGTTCCTCCCTTTTACCTCGTACAGCGTTTATTATCCTGGACACCCCACCCTGATAAGAAAAGGGATATAGGTTATCAGCTATTTTTTTTCTAAAAGGAGCTGATACAGTTTCTGCAGCATATCCCGATGCAGTCTTTAATTTTTCAAGTGGAGATGCTGATAAAAACTGTAAAGTGCCTCCATCTTGAAACTTTTGTGGGTATTTTGGCTTGTACCCACCATCTTTAAAGTTTACAAAATATTTTAATGTCTTTTTAGTTAGACTAGTCAAACCTTTTACAAATTTATTAGCGTCTTCAGGAGGCTGTATAAGATCTAATACATCTTCTTTAGTAAGACCCATCTTTTCTCTATACTTTTTTATTCCAGAAAGATCTTGCTTAGAAAGAATTTTAAGAGCATCGGTAGCCCCAAAATCTTCATTCTCAGACATTGCTTCTGTATATGGAGAGCTTAAGGTATTTATAAGTCGTGTAAACTCTTGGACTTCTGCATCAGTAAGAGTGTCTAATTTAGGAAGTATCTTATCCATAGCCTTATATAACGGGGCATAATCAGACTGTCTTTGGTTTTCATATCTGTAATCTTTGCTTTGCTTATCTTTAAAATCTTCGTATCTTGATATAACATCTTTACCTATAAAGTCTTCTTGATCAAGATTACGATAATCTAACATACTATCTAAAAAGTATTGCCTTAAAGGTTTTCCGTCCATTTTAGCATCTCCATAGTCCTCAGTTAAATATCTCTCTAAATCACTTTTGTATACCAACTTACCATCATACTCTACATACTCTTCGGGATCTGCGTCACTATAATCATAAAATCTGTTAACGTTGTAAGAATCTTTTACTACATCTAGATTTTTGAAAGCATCAAAAGTTCTTTTGGATACAACTGCTTCTTCGTCTTTACCTGTAGGCTGCTCGACATTCTCAAGACTATATTCTCTAGGATTAGGATCTTTAGTACCACCTGTTTCCATCTTCTGTATAAGCATACCTTCTGCTGGTCCTGATGGTAAGTTTCTCAAACCAGGAGCTGCACTTTGATAAGATTGTACTAGGTGTTCTTGATTATTTTGCACAGGAGGTTGTGCGCTTGCAGGGTTTATTCGTGGGGGAGCTGCTGGGGGTACAGGCATTTCAGGCATCTGCTGCTGCATATCCACACCTTCAGGACCTTGTGGTTGCTGTTGAGGTTGTAGAAGTTCAGTAAGACTGCCTTTGTAATTTGACTTGATAGCCTCTTTCAAGACCTGCATCTGCTCTTCGTTCGTCATTAACTCTTACGATTCTTGTTTGCTTCCCTTTTTATTTCTTCATTAGCTCTGTTAGATCTAGCGTCCTCATCTGCTTCTTTTGCCTTAATTGCAATCTCTTGCGACTTAGTTTCTTGATCCATCATAGCTTTCTCTAGATTAAACTTGCCAGCATTTTCAGCCATACCAGCTTGTATCATTGCAATATCAAGCTTGTTCTTTCTATCAAGCTCGTTGTTTTGATTTGCATTATCTAGTTCTTGCTGTTTCATCTGAGCTTGTAGTTGTTCTGACTGTTGTTTAGCTTGCATTTCTGCTTGCTGTTGCTGCTGCTGTAATTCTTGCATAGACTTCTCAGCTTCTTTCAGTTTACTCTTAATCTCAGTAAAACTTTCTTGTTCTAGTAGGTCTGCCATAGCAGATGCTGGCATTCCATTTTGTATCATAGACTGAGCCATTTGTCTAATAGTATCTATCTTCTCTTTCTCTTTACCAGCATTAGTTACAAATATCCCATAGTCTGCCTCTAAGTGTGATAGCGGATCTACAGTTAAATACTCTACAGTTCCATCAGGCATCACATATGCTCCACTCTTACCTGTCAACCAAGCTTCTTTAGAGTAGTCAAGTAATGCTTGTAAGTCTCTTTGCTCTAAGTGTTCAAACTTTCTAAACATATCTTCTGTGATATGTGAAGATTGTACAATAGCTTGCTGTGTAGATCCTTTACCTTCGTATTGCCCTACAGAGCCTTGCCTTTGTCTGTTTACACCAGATAGTTTTTCCCATTCGTTTAGTATAGACTCTAATAAAGTGATGTATTGAGATATAGTCTTAATTGACATATCTAGTACAGACTGATGCTGTGGATTTAGTGCAATACCCTCTTTGTTGTAATCTACCCACGCTATACCTGTACCTTCTACATAGTACATAAACTTATCCATGTCCCACTTCTTTGGTATCATGTTAATGTCAAACTGGGCTATAATATCTTTTGATCTTGCAATAGCTAGCTCTAGCCTATACTTGTAGATGTTGTAGTTCAACTGGTAAGGTATACCTAGTGATACTAGAGATATGTTCTTTGCATTTATATCTGAATATCTTCTACCATTTATAGGCAACTTACAAACAGATGGGTCATTCATTGTGTTTCTCTGATTAGCTACAGGATGTATATCTACATACATTCTACCATCTATTCTTGTACCTTGCCATACTTCGTTTACCCAAGTGTACTTTATTTTAGCACCCATGGCTTTCATCTCTGCAGGCATTCTAAAACCTTCGTCAACAATCTCTTCTTCTATTGTGCCAGTCATTGGATCTGGGTATGTCAAAAATCCTATACGCTTTCTTGATTTCCAATATACTGTAACAACTTCTATCAATCTATTTCTATATGCATTCTCATCCTTAGATGTCTCAGCTCGTCTAAATAGTAAGTATGAATCAATGTCTGATTGTCTAGGCTGTTCTAGCTCTAGTATTTGTTCAGGTGTTAGTAGGTCATAGAAGTGATCAACTACTGTTGACACGTGCACATACTTACGAACTAGTGCCCAGTCCCCATCTTCTACAAACTCTAGATCTGGATCTTTGTCATAGTCTACGTCAAGAGGATTAAGTATATCGTAAAAAGGCTCTCCATTACGAACACCTCTCTCTGTATACACTTCTCCAGATATTAGATAGTGAAACCAGCCTTTTTGTAGTTTATCATATACCTCTGCATTTTGCATTATATAATTCATAGACTTCTGGCCTATGATAGCCCTGTTATCTACGTAACTTCTTTCAAAAGACTTTAATAAATCTTCGGGTAGCTGTATTCCCTGCTCTTGCATTTGTTCAGGAGCAATACCCATTTGTATCATCTTATTAGCAAACTGTGCTTGCATATTCTGCATAAACACCATCTGCTTTGCTTTTTCTTTTTCAGATACAACATCTTCGTTAAGGACTGCTACGGTATAATTGAGAGGTCGTTTAGACTTCTCACCTAATAGAAGATCAATGATAGGCTTGATAATAGGATAGTTACGCATTTTAGAGGGGAAATTGTTTCGGGACTTGCCGTAAGGGGCAAGAACGTAACGATAGTCTTCCTCTTCAATTATACCATTGTAGTAGTCATATAATGTTCTGATGTAATCTCTTCTCTTAGATACACCTTGATTAGATAAGTCGATAAAAGCTTCAACACAAGCCTCTCTCCACTTTTTATTTTTCTTTGATAAAGGCAGCTTTTGCTGCGGTATTTTTTCTCCCCCTAGATACATATCCTGCAAAATTAATATTTTTTATACACACCTTTACAAGGTGTATACATTTTAAACTATTATTTATATATATAACACTAACTATAATTTCTATCAAACCAATCGTTTGATGCATTATCCTCTAATATCTCCTTAACCTCAGCATTGTATAATTCTCGTGTATGATACATGCCCACCATAAGTGCCATTACACGGTCAAAGTTACCCTTGTGGTTAAATTTTATTAACTCTTGTAAAAGAGCTAAGTCATATATCTTATGTAAGTTTAATACCGTGCTACCTTCATCCTCAGATCTTACAGCATTCAACCAGTCTCTTATATATAACTCACCTTGTCTTTTTCTAGCTTCTGTAGTATGCATACCATAATTACGTTTTACATTTCTAGATCTTAACTCCTTCTTGTCTAACATCTCAAACTCTTCTTGTAATTTATGTAACTTCCTATGTTGTTTAGCGTATTGTATTACAGCGCCACGATCATTCTCAAATCCTATTTTTGCATTGTAATAATCTGCTAACATAAATAAATTTTTGTTATATTCGTCTTGCGTGTGTGGCCTACCTACGTAACTAGCAACGATTAAATCATCAGGCTTTGATATATTATTTATTCTCTTTATCACATACGCAGCACCAAGAGAGCTGGAGTCTGCTGATTGGTTTTGTCCATACGGGTCATGGCAAACTAGATATAGGTTATGCGGAGTTTGTCCCTCCTGGTTCCTATAAGGACCTTCGTAGAGAACAATGGCTCCTTCCAGATTATCTTCTTTACGATGTGGAAATCGAAGGATTGGCCTAGCATCACCATCAGGCTCAAACTTTATCTTATTATCTTTAGCATAGTACAATCTACCAGCTGTACCTATAGCATGTAGTTTATTAGCCTTTACTTTATTATACTGCTCTTGCAATGATGATATATCAAATAGATTTGATGATACTTGTAGTGTAGCTTCTGCTGGACACACAGGATGTTCTGCTATATACTGGTCGTATGCTTTTGGATCATTAGTACCTTTCTTTTTGTTTCTATTAGCCTGTTCAAACTCTTTGGCTTCTTCTATCTTAGAATTACCATCATCATCAATAAATCCTTCTAAGTTCTCAAAGATTGGTACAAAGTATCCGCACTCTGTGCCCATAGCACCATCATCCCACTCGTTTGCAAAAGATAAGCAGTCATATGACTCTGGATTGTAGAATAGTTCTTCCATACCTGCAAAGTCTACACCCTGTGTACCGCCTGTACCAAAGGCAATCATAGTACCTAGTGTCTTACTACCCTGACGCATAGTTGGCATGGCTACTTCCCAAGCTTTTAGTAGTCCTGGAAATGATCCTGCCTCTTCAAAAAAGATAAGTTCACCTGCCTTACCACGTACTTTGTCTGGATCGTCTTTTAGTGACACACCAATAATCTGTGACTTCATGCCCATCTCAACAAGAGCACCATTTACATTTTTCTTGTACCCAGATTGCTTGTGCATTTCTCTATCTCGTAGTCTTGGCTGCGTCCATGCTGTATTGTCATCTACAAATGACATAATATCCCAAGCTTTAGAAAGTAGACCATCCCCAATTAGGTATTCTTTCTGTCCTGCAAAAACGTAGTTCTTACTATTACGCATGTGAAAGTAGTTACGTACAAGCATAGCAGCAGCTTTGTAAGAAAATCCTTTACGACGCGCTTTTAACACTGTCATATGCTTGTTTTCCTTCCTACATCTGTCTACTGCAGTAAAATATTTCCAATCTCCGTCGTAAAATGCTGGGAATGTACGCTCTCTTCGCGCTATAATTGTACCGTCTGGTAGTTCTTCATCAACAGATCTGTCAATGGGGCAGTAGTTTAGATAAAAATAGTGATTACCTGTTATGGTTACACCATTGTAAGTGTATCCATACAGACATCTATGTCTCTCTTCATCCCAATACTCAAAGTAAGGCTTTGTTCCTGGTAATGCATCTGTATAGTAACCATTTTTTAAGTATCTATTTGCAGCAGGTGTTAATCCTCCGGTGCGTTTAAATACTTTTTCTTCAAATTTAATAACTCCTGACATTTCTCGTACTCTTCTGTTTCTATAAAGTATTCTATCAACAGATCTAAAGTAGCTTCATCTCTGCCGTCACTACTTATAGGATCAAATGGTAGATAGAAGTCCTCCATTCTACCAGATTTTTCTGCTTGTTCAAATATATCGTCAAGTGTTATTCTTTTAGTTACAAAATCATACGCATTACTCATTGAATCGTGGTAATCTTGCATGTCATCTAAAAAATCCATAACCCAAATCTACGAACTATATTTGTTAACTACAACACCGCCACGTGTATTTGTATTAATTTGCTCTTGTTTAGCAACTTGCTCCTCTAGTTTGGATAAACCGTTAACAACATCTCCCATCTTAGATAAGTTTGCAACTAAGTCTTTTGCATGGAATATAGGCCTACCATTATCGTCCATAAGAGTAAGATCTACAGTTTCAAAGTACTTTTGTAGTTTTATTACAGACGATCTAGCAGCATTCAGCAGTTTTACTGCAGATGTTTCTTTTAGTTTTCTATATGTAACGCAAGCTGCTTGCACTTTTGTAGATGCTTTACTTTCTTTGCCATATATGCCCAGCATTACTTCATTATGTCTAGACCCTGTGTCATATACAGCATATGGAGATTTATGATCGCACATAAAGTACACATATGCAAGTTCTTTTGCATTCAAGCTCTTGAACTCCAATATACTTTTAGCATATGGAGAAGGCACTGCTACATTATCAACTATCTCTAGTAATTCCATTTATTATATCTCTTCTTTCTTTTTTTGAGTGAAACTTACCAAAGTATGGTAGCCTAACAGAGTCAAAATTACCTTTGGACATAATCTTAGCTACATACTTAAACTGACTATTCACAATCTTTTCTACCTTTTCTAAAGGCAAGTTATACTTTGTTGCTAGAGTCTGTATTATCTCCTTTTTTGACTTTACCATTGTCTTGGGGCTTCCATTTATTTATAGGACATGTGGTTGTTTTCCATTTTGCTTTATGTTCTATCAAACATCCGCACTTACCACATCGCATTCTTTCTCTTATTATATGCTCACAACTATTACAGTCAGAAAGTCTAGCTGTATAATCTTCAGGGCTTACATTTGGGGCACCTTCAGATATGTATTTAGTAAGATCTTTACTAAAACTCTTAGTCATTTGCCAAATGCTAGGCAGCTTATCCTTACTCATTCCAGTTAATATTTACTTCTACTTTTTTAGTGTTTAAATTTAAAAGTCTGTTTAGTGTATAGTTTTTGCCGTCCTTACGTATAGCCTTCTTATCTTTCATCTTCTTTACATAGTTGTTCAAAGTGTTAAAGTCTGACAACCCTAATACCTTTGCAGACGCTTTCTTAACTTTTGCAGAACATATGTTTGAATCTTCTAATACACCAGCAGCATCAACAAGTGCTGATAAAACTCTTAGCTCTGTAGATGTAAGATTGAACACACCGTTCCAAAACTGTAGATATTTAAGTGTAGAGTTTACGTTAATCGTTATCTTCTGTTCCATTCTCTTGTTCTTTTTCCTGTAGGTAGGCAGAAAGGATGGCTTCGTACTGCTCTATCTTTAATTTTTGGTTTTCTAGTAATTCATACACAGCATATTCTACTTTCATAGGCTGACCATCTATGTATATTCTACGTTTATTCTTCTTCTTTGCTGCTTTCATCTATTACTGTTACTATCAGTGTATACTCATGGTCACCTATAAGAACCTGTATGTCCCATGTACAATTAATATTTTTTTCTGACCACATATCTAACTTTGTTTCAAATTCATCGTACAATCTAAAGAGCTCTTCCCAGCTACTCGTCTGAAATTTTGTCTTTATCATTTTTAAATTCTATTGTAGCTCGACCATCTTCCACAACTATCTGTGCTGTTTTAGACTGTCTATTAAATTCATCTATATAGGTAGCCACATCATTTCTTGTACACAAGAATGATAAAAATACTGACATTTCTTTAGCTGCCCTGGCTGTACTTTCTCTTAATTCTTGCGTCTTATGAGTATGCTCTACCAGTTCTAAGTAGTCGTCTAGGTTTATTGTGACTGTTCCTGGCACTTTCATTAGAACTTACCTAATACTTGAAACTCATTAACAAACAAGTACTGTACTTCATCAATATGAATCAACATTGCCTCTGTATTTGGATCTACCATTATCTTGTCACCTACAGTACACTGCGTAACTTGCGGTCCTACCGCCAATACTTCTACTATGTTTGTTTGTAATTGTCTTGCAGTTGAGTCATCTAGAATGATGCCTGCGTCTGTCTTCTTTTTATCAGGTCTTGGTACTACTATCCATGCACCAAATGGTTTAAATGTGAATTCTTTTGCCATTTTTATCTATAATTAGTTATAAATGCAAAGTTATAACAAAATTATTTACAAATCCAAATACATTTTATAAAATTTGTGGAATAGATACAGGTTCCCCCTTGAAGATCACGATTTCAGTTGGAACTTTACCTGCAGCAGTGCTGTCATTTTACTGACGACCCAAGGACACTAAGACTGGTGTTTATTCACCGCACCTACCTGTGTGCAATGTGTCCTAACTAACGGCTATATCCGCCTTTTTAGAAGCTATTGGAGAAAACTCTAGTCTTTATTTAAGACCTACAATCCAACTTCTGACCCCATAACTACCTCTCGGCCCTCTGGGGTGATACACATATTGTGTGCTTCTGAATGCAAAACTACTAAAAAATTTTTAACCACCAAAATTTTTGAGAGCGTAGGGGTATTATGAAACACACCCCAACTTAATTAGAACATTAACAGTACCCCCGGGTACACAAAACTATGATTATGCTAGAGAACATAGCAGGTGTAGTAGTAGGTAGCGTAGCTCGTACCTATGAAGGCGACACATACTACAGAGCTACAGCAAAGACAGCAGAAGGACTGATTTCTTTTAAAATGGCAGAGCGTCCAGCTTCAGGACAAAATGTATTGCTAGACATTTACAAGAAAGGAACCAAGCTACCATTTGGCGACGGTTCTATTCTTGAGAAAGACTTGGCAGTATGTAAGCTAGATAACTTCGACATAGAGGTTGTTAAGACAGCAGACGCTTTGTTAAAAGAGCTAGAGGGTATTACATTGTAATACTCTTTATCTATCAACACAACATTAGTGTGTGAATGCGTCAACTAGACTGTATTCACCACTTTTGTCTATCTTTTACCAATCAATAGATTTATTCCTATTACATTATATATCATTATGGACATTCAGAAAGAATTAAAAAAGGCTCAATTAGATAAAGATTGGAGCAGCATCAAAAGAATACTTGATAAGCTAGACAACATCTGCAAAGAAGAAGCAGACATGAATTTACGTGAGTTCTTGCAGTATAGAGATGATACTTCAGAACTTTGTAGATATTATTCTATGACCTCTAAAACTGAGATAGGTCCATATAAATCTAAATAGATATACTGATGAGTCTTCAATAGACGAAACACCTTAGTGTGTCTATATCAATCAATGTTATATATTATGACTTATTATACTATGAGCAGACTAAAGTTCTGCTATGACTTATTATCTTGTACTGCAGGTATTGCATCTATAATATTTATAATACTTGCACTTGTTAATGTTACAGTTCTGTATGGCTGTGCGGCAGCTGTTACAGTACTATTAACTGCATTGTTCATCAAAAGATCTGAGATGTATCGGACTAAGATGGACAACTGGAGTTACAAACACTATTTAGACAATGAATAGTAATTATACCCTCAAGGACTTAGCAGTACTAGTTGTACTGTTTGTCCTTGCGGTGTGGTTAACATCGTGCGATAAAAGAGAAGATGAGTATAACGATATGATGTCAACAGCTACTGTTGCTGTCATGGAAGATAACTCTTACACTTCGTTTGTTACATATAGCTGCGATGATACAGTAAACACATACATTGTAGAAGATGTACAGTTTGGTGTAGCATATGTAGTTAACCTAGCTCGTATACCATTTATCAATGATATAAATGACGAGTTTGAGTTTTATGCTATGAAAGATGGCATAAAGTATACAGGAGATGATGTACTACAACGCTTAGTACCACCACCTGGTCTTAGTATTATCAATGTTCTTGTTGATGCTGAAATACCATATAACAAAAAGATTAGTGTGTATGTATTAAAAGAACATATTCACAACTACGAATATTTTATCCAGAAAGGATCTAATGTAGTTCAACTACAGATAGATTGGATATACTAAACTTATAAATATGGAAGAAAAAGAGTATGCATCTGACTTTCACAGGTCAATAGAATACAAAGAGATCATAGGTAAATGGTTATTAGAAACAAGGGGTTGGGAGAGTCATTTCTCTTCCCCTTATTATTCTCCTTTTGGAGATCTATTAGTCAGAATGGACAAACAACACTTGATAGAAACGATCTATCACTGTATAAACACAATTAAAGTATTAGAAAAGAAAATAGAAGATGGAAAATCAAATAGTAAATAGATTAAAAAGCGCAGAAGAACTAGAATATCATCACAAGACGCTTGATGTTGCACATCAGTATCATTACGGTGGACGGGAAGACATAAAAATTGATTTTGAAATGATGACTTTAAGTAAGATGACAGCTAACTTTTTTAAGTTTGACGATCTTAAGTGGACATTAGTCTATTCAGATAATGAAGATGGACGTGCACTTGATCGTTATGCAAGAGCGACTGTTAACTTTACTAATGGATATTATATATCTATTATAAATGGCATGTATTCACAAGGTGATGTAGATGAGTATGAAATTGCTCTCTTAAATAGAGATGGTATATGTTATGATACACCACTAGCTGATGATGTTGTAGGCTTTCTTACTATGGAAGATATAGAACAGTTTGTGCGTGATGTATCTAAATTACCTGATTGCGGGACAAGAATGAAAGGAATATTAGAAGAAGAAGACGATCTAAGCTAACAAAACCCTGATGTATAGCATTGTTTTCAGAGGAGTTAAACGGGGTCTCCTTGATTTTTGCGGACAGTAAATAAGGACCATAAGCCAGTCAAAACGCGCGGGCGCCATGGCTAGATATGAGTATGAAAGAGAACATAAATGCATTTATTCCGCAATTTCCTCTACTTATATTGCAAGACAAAGTGGTGCACACTTTTAGATTATTTCAGGAGTAATCGAACTATTATTAACTAATTCCAGAAGCGAACTGGTCCTGCCAAACTGCGGTTTGAAAAGTAAACTATGTAAACTAAGTAAGATAATAACTTATGCCGTGGTTTGGCGAAGCTACTGCGAAAGCGAAACGGTAGCAAAGGACCAGTTGATGCTAGGCAAGAGAGGACGCTCTGGATAGCATAAGTAATTATCCAATAACAGAGGACACTGCTGAAAGTGTGTCAAGCTAACCACAATATATAATTACTAATTTATTAAATCTAAAAAAAGTGAAAGAAAATGACAGACTAATTTGGACAGTAACTTACAGTTGCGATGAATCGGGTGACACTACAGTGCCACTAAACTATCACACTTGCCAAAGAACATCAGTTTTTGGTAGTAGTGAAGAAGCTCACGACTTTTATTCTCAATGTATTGGACAGAGAGATATTAGACAAGTGGCTATATCTTATGATGACCTATGTCGTGCAAAATACGACGTTATAGACATAGACAAACTTAATTATTAATTTTAATCCATTAGAAATGACAAATGCGATGAACAGTGGCAGTATCCCCACTCTAAATGAGAATGATACACTATTGTACAGAATCTGGTCTACAAGCTCAGACAAAGTACAACTAGAATTTATTGAAAATGTAAACAATCCATACAGAAGTGGTGGTGGTGCAGGTATAAACTTATTATATCTTGCTAACAAGTCAGATGTTAGATTTACTCGTAGAGGTTATCGTGCATGGTTGACTGGTACACCTGAAGATGTTTACCCATTATTCAACATTGATCCTAACCATGTAGCTAATAGCTGGCAACATGATGCTGAAAGAGATAAGAATTATGTTGAACTAAATATTGTTAATCCAACTGTTGTTGGTGTAGCTAGCCCTGATGGTGAAGTTGTTCGTGCTAGAGTTCAGATTACTGAATCTACAGAACCTAATTCTTGGCAAGCTGAAGATCCAGAGAACCGTTGCAAGCGCAAAGGTAAGGATGGTGATGTTATGTTACACAATGGACAAAAGATATTCATGAATGCACAAGTTGTATCATGTTACGGCGATGTAGCTGCAGAGCAAACATTCTTGAAGCCAGACACTAGTGCTGTACAGAATGTAGATGCTCTAGATAAGTTTGCAGATGTCGCAGGTCTAAACCTAGGATAATATAAATAATTTAGGTATATCATTTGTTTGGTATATCTAAATTTACTATATTTGTAAAGTTTTATAAAGAATATTTATACATAATTATCTAAATCATTGAAAATGAATACATTAATTAAAAGCGCAGGTAAGGTAGTAGCTACAGTATCTGCATCCCACAATGTCACAGTAACTGAAAAAACTATTACTATTGACTTGTTCAATACCACGACTAAAACCAAAACCAAAAGACGTGGCAGACCTGTAGGGTCTAAAGCTAAGAAGTCTACTAAGACTACTAAGAAGACAGCCTAATCAATAGACTGTTAATGTTAATTGATAATGAAGGGGCCTTGTGCCCCTTTGTTGTCTAATCCTATTTACCATGCATAATACTACTTTAACTAGAGGAGAAGTATCTCTTCTTATACATAGCGTACAACGCACTTTAATTAATCTAGAACAACATGACTCTAGTAGTGAGTTAGTTAGGAAGCACAGGCTTCTTATAAAAACATTACTAGATATAGAGAAAGAGTTACACAAAGTAATAAAAAGAGAACCAATAGAAATATATAAATAATGGGAAAGATGAAAGAATTATGGGCAATGGCACAAGATAGCTATTACCATGACTTAAAACACGCATATGTAAAAGCAGTTCAAGCTAATAGTAATACTGTATTTTTCAATGGAAGAGAAATATCTAAGGCATATGCAGAGTATTTACTACACTTTGAACACACCTTTCTAAAAGATTTACGAGATGATTACACTGGTGACACAAACGACGAGTCTGAGCGACTCGTATAAACTAGGCACTATCCAAGATGTGGTAGATTATTGCCACAACAAGGAGGTTCTAGGTGTTGATACAGAAACTGAAGGCTTTGATTTTACATGCAAGAAGATGATTATGTTCCAGATTGGGGATGAGCATCAGCAGTTTGTCATAGATACTAGGTTTATTGATATTACACCTTTAAAAAATATACTAGAATCACCAGCTATAATAAAGATATTTCACAATGCTAAGTTTGACTACAAATTTATTAAGAAGTGGTCAGGCATAGAATGTGATGGAGTTTACGATACTTTTTTGGTTGAAAGAATACTATCTTGTGGTCGTCACATAGGTTATGGACTGAAAGACCTCTGTAAGCGCTACTTAAATGTAGAGCTAAATAAAGAAATCAGAAACCAATTTATAGGGTTATCCGGCCAAGCCTATCGTGATGACCAGATAGTATACGGTGCTAAAGACGTAGAGTATCTATGTAAGCTACGTAAGCTACAATTGCCTAAGATACAAGATTTTAAACTACAGCATATAGTAGAACTTGAAAATCGTGCAGTGTTAGCATTCTCTGATATTGAATACAATGGTATTGATATTGATAAGGATGCTTGGGAGGTCATTGCACGTGCAAGCGAACAAGAAGCTTTGAATATGAGAGAAGAATTAGACAACATGGTATTAATCGTCCCACAGTTGTCAGACTTTGTGTTATCTCATGTTCAAGGTGACTTGTTTACTCCACAAGAAGAGCTACGAAAAGTTGGGATCAAGTGGACTAGTCCTACACAAGTGCTTAAAGTATTTCAAAAACTAGTCCCTGATCTAGAAGACGTTAATGGTAAGAAAATGTACAAGTACAGACGCCAGCACAAGATTATTGATTTGTATGTTAAGTACAAAGAAAAGATGAAGCTGGCTACTTCTTATGGTAATGACTTCTTTAAATTTGTTTCAAGCGATGGTAAGATACATACGCAATTCAATCAAATACTTGACACTGGACGCGTCGCATCCAAGAAGCCGAACATGCAACAGATACCTGCGGATAATAAGTTCCGTAATTGTTTTCTGGCTCCTGATGGTTGGTGCTTTGTTAGCAGTGACTATTCTTCTCAAGAACTTAATGTAATTGCATTTGGCTCTAGCGATCCTGTATGGATTAAAGCTCTTCAAAAAGGACAAGACTTACACAGTGTATGTGCAGATCTTGTATATGGACAAGAGTGGATAGATGCAGCTGAAGATGATTGTAGTTACATGAAAGATAAGAGTAAATGTAAGTGTCCCAAGCATGGTAAGCTTCGTACAAATGTTAAGACAATTAACTTTGGACTAGCTTATGGTATGGGCCCACACAAGCTTGCTGATACTCTTGATATAAGCACAAAGGCAGCTGAAGCTTTGATTAACAAATACTTTGATGCCTTCCCATCTATTGGTGGCTTCCTAGATAAACTAGGTAGTTTTGGCAAAAAGTATGGTTATATTAAAACGTTTCCACCTTACAATAGACGTCGTTGGTTTCCTACATGGTATCCCCGCATCTACAAAGACAAGAGTCAAGCTTTTGAACTTGGTAGTATAGAGCGTGCTAGTAAGAACACACCTATACAAGGTGCGTCAGCTGACATGACTAAAAAGGCTTTGATTCTTATCAGAGATTTTATCAGACTGTATGATTTGCCTGTAAAGATAGTTATGACGGTACATGACCAGGTAGATACTATATGTAGAGAAGACTATGCAGAAGAATGGGTAGTTGAAATGACAAGACTGATGGAGCAAGCTGCTCTTGAAGTAGTTACAAACGGTCTGTTGAAAGCAGACACAAATATTAGTAAATCATGGCAAAAATAAAATTGTACAAACTAGATTCAAATGTTGCTCGTATAATTGCAACTGTGTCTAGATTGACAGAAATACCTATTAGTAAGATAAGGGGTAGGACAAGACATAGCGAAGTTGTTACGGCTAGACGCATATGCATGGTCTTGATTAATGATAAACTGCACTATAGTACAGTAGTAAATGCTTCTATATTTCATAGAGATCATGCTACAGTATTACATGCATTCAAGGTACATTCTGATCTTATGGATGTAGATAAATCATATCAAGAATTTTATAACATATGTGCCACAGCTGTAGGCATCCAAGGAATGGGTGATTGTAATGATAAAGATGATATGATTGCAAAGTTTGCTGCTCGTGTAGAGCATCTTGAATATGAGAATGAAGAATTAAAAGAACAGATTAGTAAAATAACAGAATTATTATCATGAGTTTATATACATTAGAACTAGAAAGTGGATACAATGTTCAGGTTGAATACGAATACAATGAACCTGAGCTAGGATATGATGGTACTGGCTATAGAGGCGGTGTCAATGTCCATGCTGTATGGGCACACTTAAAAGACAAGAACGAAAAATTAATAACCGTAGATGTGTTACACTTCTTAAATAGTATATCAGAAGAGTTTGATATACAAGATCTAGAAGAGCACATTGAGCAAGAATTAAAAGATGGCAGTAACGAACCAGACCCAGATAGATTTAGGGACGATGTCTAAATTAATAAAAGTAAAAGATGAAGAGCAAAAGAAAGCACTTAATAACTGGGCTAAACATAAGTTTAGTGGCAGCATTATTGCTGGTACCGGTTTTGGTAAGTCTAGATGTGGAGTTATCGCCGTTGGTAAAACTTTGGATAGTATTGAGTCTGGCAAGGGTCTTGTGCTAGTTCCAACTAATCAACTACAAGAACAGTTTAAACAAGAGTTTATTAAGTGGGGCTATGAGCATGTGCTAGATCATGTAGATATACTTTGCTATGCATCTGCTTATAAACTTGAAGACAATCATTACAGCGTTGTAGTGTGTGATGAGATACACCTTGGTCTATCTCCTGAGTATCGCAAGTTCTTTGAGAACAACACTTGGGACAGGCTGTTATGTATGACTGCTACATTACCAGAAGACTATGAATATAAAGAGCTACTGAACAAGATAGCTCCTGTAGCATACAGGATAAGTCTTGATAAATGTGTAGAGCTTGGTCTTGTTTCTCCTTATCAGATAGTTTGTATACCTATAAAACTAACAGATGCTGAAGAAAAAGAGTACAAGAAAGCAAACAATACCTTTGTATATGCTAAGTATTGTCTTGGACAGTTTGGTGCGTTTGACAGAGCTAAACATATTATGGGCGCTGGTAAACATACTGCTAGTCCTGAAGACAAAGCTGCTGCTGCACAGTTCTATCGCTCAATCAGAGCACGTAAGGCTGTTGTAGACCATGCCGATGGTAAAATTTCAGAGCTGCAAAAAATTGTTATTAAGAACATAGGTGAAAAGATACTTGTGTTTGGTGGTAGTAATGAATTTACTAACAAACTTGCAGATGCAACAGAGACTTTTTCTACTGTATACCATAGTGGCAAGACTAAGAAACAAAAAGAACAAGCGCTGAAAGACTTCAGATCAGGTGATAGGCCTGTGCTGTGTTCTACAAAAGCTTTAAACCAAGGCTTCGACGTGGCTGATGCTACGATGGCTGTTATATGCGGCCTGACTAGCAAATCTTTGACCATGATACAGCGTGTGGGTAGAATTATACGCTATCAAGAGGGCAAGATAGGCAAGATAAATATCTTGTATGTCAAGGATAGTCAAGAAGAAAAATGGTTGAAAAGTAGTGTTAAAAATCTAGATAATGTGACCTGGTTACCTTGCTAATCAGGCACATTTTTCGTAAATTTATAAGCTTATGCAATTAGAAATTGACATTAATTTATTAACTGAAAATCAGATAAGTGCTGATGATTATCTTGCTTTGTATGCTATATACAGAAAAGGATTTAAGACACTGTCTGAACTAAAACTAAACCCCAACTGGAATGAGTTACAAGAAAAAGGATTCGTTAAGATCGGTCCTGAAGGCTATGACACATACATTGTTAGGCAAAAGTTTATTGATTTGTTTGCTTCTGATTTTGATCAGATGTTTGCTCAGCTTCTGGCTACGTACCCCATGAAGGTTAGAACATCTAATGGTATTAGGGTGCTGCATGCTGCAGATCCTGACGCCAAGTCAAACTTCAAGGCTAAAGAAAGATATAGAAAGATTGTTTTAGATAGAAGACATGTGCATGATCGTATCATGAAGCTCCTGCACGTGCAATTAAAAACAGAGAAACAAAGATTAGAATATTTACAGAATCTTGAGGTGTGGATAAACAATCATACTTGGGAAAAATACACAAACATAGACGACGATGCAGGAGAAACAGAAAGAATCACAAGAAGGCTCTAGCGTATTTCAAACTAGAGGATTCCAAAAAATAGATAAGGCAGTTAATCAATCTGTTGCTGTAGTCAAGCAGGCTAAGCAAGGGCAACGGAATGTATTGGCCACGTCTTGGAAAAGACTTAATAGGAATCTTCTAGGTGGATTGCAAAAGGGCAAAATGTATGTAGTTGCTGGTCGCCCTGGTGTTGGTAAGTCAGCATTCAGTAATCAGCTAATCTTTGATGTGCTAGATACCAACAGGCACAAGAAAATAATTGTATTGTATTGGACCTTTGAGATGCCCGGTTACCAACAGGTGATGCGGTCGGCGTCAAAGGACGTTCAAAAACAAATGGCTGAGCTATTGTCTGTAGATAATACATTGTCTGACAAAGACTTTGGTATCTATGCGGCAAAGGTTCAGAAGTATAAGAACTATCCTATATACTTTAACAATGTTCCTCGTAGTATGGAATATATAATGACTACTAACGAAGAACTATTTAGTCAGCACCCTGAACACACAGTGATCAACTTATTTGACCACTCGCGTTTGATACGTGGTAATGAAGAAACAGAACTGCGCAGACTAAACACAGTATCCAAGGGTTGCATGTGGATGCAATCAAAACTTGGAGTTATAAATATATTATTATCACAGCTTAATCGTAATATAGAACAAGAGCATCGTGCTAAGAATCAGTATCAACCACTGCTAACAGATTTGTTTGGTGGTGACAGTATTGGTCAAGATGCACATGTAGTTATGATTCTTAATCGTCCTTATGACTTGTATGGTATCACAGATACATACTGTGGTGAGAACCCGCAAGGACTGCTTGCATGTCACATGGAAAAGAATCGTGATGGCTTGCTTGGTATGATTGGCTATGAAGCAGACATGAGTACATTTAATATTAAAGAAAGAAAATGATGGAGTTACCAAAAACCGTGGTTAAGGCGAGCCGTAAGTCGCCTAAGAATATGATAATCTATGGTCCACCTAAGATAGGTAAGACTACAGTATTGTCACAGCTAAAAGACTGTCTAATCATTGACCTTGAAGAAGGTTCAGATATGGTTGACGCCTTAAAGATTAAAGTTAACAGCTTGAAAGAACTTGCTGAAGTTGGTAAAGCTATTGTAAAAGATGGCAAACCATACAAGTATGTGGCTATTGACACTATCTCCAAGTTGGAAGAATGGTGTGAAGCTGAAGCTAAAACTATATACATGCAAACCCCTATGGGTAAAAACTTTGAACAGAAAAACCCTGGCGCATCAGTCCTATCATTGCCTAATGGCGCTGGCTATTTATACTTACGTATAGCCTACAAGAAATGGATAGACAGACTGAACAAGCTAGCGGATCATGTGATTCTAGTTGGACACCTAAAGGACAAGATGCTTGAGAAGAAAGGTAAAGAGGTTGCTGTAAAGGACCTTGACTTGACTGGTAAGATCAAGCAGATAACATGTGCCAACGCTGATGCTGTTGGTTATATCTATAGAGAAGACGATGAGACTATGATTTCATTTAATTCTTTGGATGATGTGACTGCAGGTTCACGTTGCAACCACTTGAAAGGTAAGACCATTCCTTTAAATTGGTCAGAAATATTTATTGACTAACCGCGTAAAATTTTAAATCATGATTGAAGCACGCACAAACAATCCTGGCGAGGTCACGCAGAAAAACGAAACACCAAACACTATCACAGTATCTATGATCTTGGAAGACTTGGATAACGGTATTGACCGTCCAGGTATCCAGGAGAAGTATGGTCTAGAGAAGTGGGAAGTAACACAGATGTTCCAGCACCCAACATTGAAGGGTAAGAAAGCTAGAAAGATCCGTAAGTTATCTTTCAACTTTGTAGATGATACAGCTGTAGATCCTAACCAGACTAGCATTCCTGTAGAAGATGTACATACAGAGGCATCTATGGTTGTGGAGGCTACGCCTGAGTTATCAGACAAGATCTTTATGGTAGAAGAAGATGAAGAAGATCCTCTTATAGGTGAGTATGGTGAAGATGAAGATGAATTTTAATTATTAAACTAGTTTATTATGGCAATTAAAAGCAATGACAGTAATGTCGAAGTTGCAGGTGGAGGTATTAAATTATACTCTGGACTTGGCAACTTTAAAGTAATTGCAGTGAATCCTACAATGGCTGAGCTGCATGAGATGGGTATTATGGTAAAACAAGACCCAAACTATTTCGTTGAACTAAACGGAACTGAGTATTTCAAACTAACTTTCTGGATTAAGAATGCAGATCTTACTACAAGATTTGATATTCTTATGAACGGATCAGAGCGTGTATCTCAGACAGGTAAGAACCAGTGGATTAATGCTATTGGTCAGTCTACTTGGTCTGATGGTGAGCCTGAGTATGATTGGTTTAAGAAAGAAGGCTTGCGTAAAGCATTGACCGGTGAAGAAACTCTTATCAACTTTGTTAAGCAGTGGGCTAACGTTGCTAACGGCGACGAAGTTTACTTTGACAGCATAGCTAAGATTGTTAAGGGTGATGTAACTGAAGTTAAAGCTTTGGTTAAGCTTCTAGAAAACAATGAAGTTAGACTATTAATTGGTGTTAAAGATGGTAAGTATCAGACTGTGTACACAAAAGTATTTGGCCGTGTGAAGCCACAGCGTGATGACTTATTTGTCAAGAACCTAAATGATGACTATGGCACATTCAATGCTGAGTTTGATACTACTCTTTCTTGGGGTGTATTTACTCCTGAACTAGCTGTAGTTACTCCAGATGCTGATTCTGACAATGTCTCAGAAGACGAGGACTGGGTCTAATATAGTAGTAATTTGGCCATAAGATATGGGGAGTGTAAAAGCTCCCCATTTTTTATGTAAATTCGCAAACTTATGATTAAAAGTAGAAGCAGTGAAGATGTTTTGACAGTTGAAAGAATACTGTCAAAGATAAGTGAGGTTGATATATTTGCTTACTACTGTAATTCGTTTAAAGAACTTGGTAGACCCTTTTGCAGTGAACTTAGACAGGATAAGAAACCAGGTGTTAGTATTATACTTTGGAAAGGTAAACTTTTATACAAGGATTTTGCTCACCCTGATCATACATTTGATTGCTTTGCCTATGTTATGGCAGCATACAATGTTTCTTTTTATTCTGCTCTACGCATAATTGATAATGACTTTGGTCTAAACCTTGCATCACGTAAAGAGGAGATGGATTTTACACGTGGCTATCTTGGATACCGCTCTAATATTAAAGTGGAGGACAAGAAAGTAACAATCATTAAGAAGAAATCTAGGCCTTGGAAGCGTAAAGATGCAGATTTTTGGTCTCAGTACTTGATTAGTAAGAAAACTTTGACTAAGTTTGCAGTTAGCCCTATCTCACACTACTGGATTAATGACAGTAGATTTACATGTAAGCTTAGCTATGCATATAAAATAGGTAGGAAATATAAAATCTATTCACCTTACGAAGAAGTAAAGTGGATGAGCAATACTAACTCTAAACAAATTCAAGGATATGATCAATTACCTAAAAGCGGCGATCTCTGTATTATTACATCAAGTCTCAAAGACGTTATGTGTCTCTTCGAGATGGGTATCCCCGCTATCGCCATGCAATCAGAACTGCAGCTGCCAGGACGGCAAGTCATAACTGAACTTAAAGAAAGGTTCAAACAACTTGCAGTCTTCTATGATAACGATTTTACTAATCCAAGCAATCCTGGCCAGACCGTGGCTGCTAAAATATGTAAAGAATATTATCCTATGAAGAACATTCTCATACCTGATGAGTATCAGCTGAAAGATCCGTCAGATTATGTGGCACACTTTAAACGAACAGAGGGATTACAAACATTGATAGACATACAATTGTGAAGCGACGCACAAGAAAACCAAAAAATAAAAAAGTAAGAAACGCTACCGCTAAGGTTTACAAAGGTATTAAGTTCAGGTCTAAGCTTGAACTTTTTACGTATAAGAAACTAGAGGATGCAGGGATTAAATCTCTGTATGAAAAAAAGAAGTACGTCTTACAACAAGGTTTTCATTACGAAGCACAATGCTACGAGCCTCACAAAACAAAAGGTTATATTGATAGTGGATATAAAGTTAGAGATATTACATATACTCCTGACTTTGTAGATCCTAATGGTAAATGGATTATAGAAGTAAAAGGTTTTGCAAATGATGTCTTCCCTTTAAAATGGAAGATGTTCAAGAAACACCTCATGGAGCTGGAGAATCCTCCAGTATTATACCTGCCTAAGAATCAAGGTCAGGTACTACAAACAATAGAATTAATTAAACAACTTTAATTTATGGAATACACAGAAGATTTGATCATCCGTTTGGATGGTCTTGGGATTGATATGTCTACTGGTCCCGTAGACACACTTCGTCAGCTAGATAAGCTGTATGAAAGTACAAGGTACAATACATTTGGATACCTTGAAGACTTGGAAAAGTTTGATAGAATCTTTGAACCAGTATATGGTTTGGAGTTTTTTATACTAGTCAGAGATGTACAACAACAGTTCTTTAAAGAAACTAAATATGCTGAGTTAGCTGCTGAATTAAATGAAATACACGAACAAAGTAAAATAAATAGACATGAGTATAAAAACGATTGACAAACAGATTAGAGGATCTGAAGGCCTTGCTAAGAAGATTAACAAGGGCGCAGAGAAGATGGTCTTTGACATCTTGCAGTCCACACAGTACTCTACACCTATCCCGTCTACTATACGCGAGTTGGCTACCAATGGTGCCGACGCTCAGCGTGAGAAAGAGATAGCTATAGAGATACTAACTGGTCAAGCAAAGGCTGAAGACTATTATATTGAACGCCACGGCGAACAATACAGTGACAGTAACTTTGATATAAGTTACTACGATCTAGATCACCTAGATACAGAGAACAATACTGTACAAATTACATACAAAGAGAATGAAGGAACAGGATACTGCGATGTAGTTACCATAAAAGATTATGGTGTTGGTATTGGTGAACGCCGTTTGGAGGGTGTGCTTGAGCTTGGCTATTCAACTAAGCGTAACACAGCTGAGAACTTTGGTGCATTTGGCCTTGGTGCTAAAGTTGCATTGTCCACTGGTGTAGACTTCTACACTATAGAGACTGTGCACAATGGTAAAAGGTTTAAAATGAACTGTTACAACTACAAAACAGACTTTATCATACCTGCGTTTAACCCGGGACTAGGCCAGCCTAATCCGCACATTACACTTAGTAATGGTACAAAGGTATACTATGAACATGCTAAAGCAAAGAATCAGACTATAGTGTCGTTTGGTGTAAAGAAACACAACAGGCGTGACTATCGTGATGCGGTTGAAGAGCAGCTGATGTATATGCCTAGTATTAAGTTCAAGCGTATTGCAGAGGACGGCTATGAAAGGGAAGAGAATATTCACCCAACAATTATGCATAACTCTGA